TAGCGGAAGAAGGAGGAACCACCGACGCAATTCTTGGACGAGATGGAGTAGGATCATCTCGTACCAAGTCAAACTTGCCCGGAAAAAACGCACAGAGATCCCGTGCCGACTCTACAAAATCACCTCTATTATAGACCTCTTTGTTCTCCCGAAAACTTGCACACAACACTTTGAACAACATCATTTTGTCCTTTCCAAGACATTTTTCATATGCTCACAATCGATTACGAACCATACACAATTCCACAACGGTCGTTCTTGTCAGAACGAACTTGCGGAACCATAATGGCCATAACCTTGAAATTCACCTCAAGCCCACCATTCGTCTCCCACTGAACCGTCGTCATGTCCATTCCGATGATCTCGCGAATCACATCGGATGTCATCTGAACAAGAAGAATTGTATAGCCGGTCATATAATCCAGCGTCCGAACAGAAATCAGCCCGTCAATCTCCTTGATACGCTGCATAATGGTCTTGTCGCTTGCAGCCTTGAAGTCATCGCCAAGATAACGAGTCCAACTCGGCGAGAAATACACAGCCCACGGACCATAATGATAATCGTCAAGAGACGCCTGGATCATCTCCAGAATGTCATTTACCAACGTCTCTCCGGTCCAACCAGAGGTCGTAGGAGCAGTGATACTCACAGCAGTAACATCAGGATGAGTGGTCAGTCCATAAATGTATCCACCACCATAAGTCTTCGTACGGGCCCATTGAGTACTGTTGCCGATCAGGAGCTTTTCGGCCTCTTCCGCAACTCTACGAGCCGCTGCTTCTGCCATTGCCGTATCGAGCGGGGTATTGCCGTTACGGCTGGCTGCAAGCTGGCGTGCCGAGAACGAAAAATCGCTGCTGATGATAGGCAACGGAAGATTTTCAATCTCAAACACCGGACGATCACTCGCAGCCGCCCTCAGCCCATCCATGCTGATCGCTGCATTCCCAGGGTCACTCATCTTCTCCGTAACAAACACAGTCTTGCCCATACCATTCGGAATCGTGTAGGTCAGACCAGCAGCACGAAGGTCAGCAACACCACGAAGACGAGGACGGGCAGCTTTCAGAACAGCCTCATCAAACTGCTTCCATTCATCGTAACGCAATGTCGCATCCGCGTTTCGAGCCGGAACCGCAACGTTCTTGCCATTCTGAGTGGTTACAACATAACCTCTTCCATCCTTACCGATGTAAGGACGTCGGCTACGCAGATCGAACCCATTAGCCAAAAGCTCGTTTGCAACCGGCCCAATAGCACTTCCATTCATAATGTAATCCATTTGTTTATCCTTTCCCAATCAAACTAATCAAAATTCATTACAGAATACGGACCGGATGCAAAGTATCAGTCGCATTACTCCCAGTCAAATCACACTCGGAATCTTCAACAACAGCAATAGGATAGGTAGTGCCAGATGTCAGCGTTCCGTCTCCTTTGCTCTCAAGAATCGTGCCTACCGTATAATTCACGCCTGCATACAACATAGCATTTACAACAGAACCCTTGGCAGGAAGAATGCACGGAACAACCTCATTAGCAGAATAAGCATCATCTACCGTCTTCCCTTGCAACGCATCTTCCATCGCAAACAAAGCCTCTCCTACCGTACTGCCGGAGTGGTGCTTCAACACTTTATTGCTCGAATTGATCTCCAGAAGATGTCCGGGAGACAATGCAGCATTTGCCACATGCTCCTCATATCGGTAATTTCCCTTACTGTGAATTCTCGAAATCGTGTTCAATGCCATTGTATTGTCCTTTCCAATGATAAACGCATTTTGTCAGTCAGATTACTTCGCATCAAAAGACATCACCGGCAAATCCAGCACCTCAACATCAGCATTTGCCGTCGCAGTTTCAGCCTGCCCACTATAATCAGGCATCAGAATGGAGTTTTGATCGAGAGGCTTGTCTTCCGGTGCAGCAATCTTCGCCAACCCAACAAGTTCATCCAACTCTCGATTCTGCAAATACTCGTCACTGAAGGAGCACTTTGGATTGGATTTGATGATCTTAATCAGCCTCGACACCTCAGAATTGTATGCCTTCAGCCCTCTCGTCAACACATTCTGAATGTTTTTGGGGGCAGTAGCAATGTACTCCTCTTCAGTCATAGGCTTCTTCGGCTCCGTCTTGTTCTCCACTGCAACATTCGTAGTCGTTACAGCAGCACTTTCAGTTTTGGTTTCAGCTTTCTTCGTTTCAGCAGCCTTGTTCTTCGCCGCCTCCTCTTCAGCCTTCTTCTTTTCCGCAGCCTCAGCCGCTGCACGATTATCAACCTTCTCTACAATCACCCCCAACACCTTCTCATCCATCGAATTCAGAATCTCCTTATCCTTGTCCGTCCATCCACTATCACCATTCTCAAGCAGTTTCTTGATAAGCTCATCCTTGTTCATTGATTGTTCCTTTCCATCTTGATTATCATTTTTTACTTCAAGAAATGTCCCACTTTTGGTCTTATATTGAACTACGCGAACGACAGGCTCAGGAGTATTCTTCAATGTAATAACATCATCCTTCCCCACTTCATATTCCTGTTTGAAAAGCTCGCCGTTTACACTGTAGCAAAGAAAAGAATCAAATACCTCCTCTATCCACGCATTGCTATTTTTCTTTCTAACGAGTCCATCCAATTGCATAAATACAGCCGAATGGCTCAATTCGTTAGAAGTTAATTTGGTTGTGTCAATTCCAGCTGCTCGCAAAACTGGAAAATATGTATCCGCCCACAACTTTGAAATTCTATCCTCCGTCTTTTTCTCCTTCTCTGAATTCAACCGCAAAAATCCAGCTCCATCTTCCATTGAACATGCTCCCTTCATATCTGGCAGTAACGCAAGATGATCCGGCCTGTAGTTCACTGCAATTGCATCATAATGCTCCTGTCCCCAATCACCATCCGGTCCTTCCAAATCTGTAAACAAACCAGTAGACAATTCCATCATGGACTTATTTTCAATTGCATCGGCAATTCGATTGTCTATCTTTTTTATTCGATCTGGATCAAGCCACGCTTCTGCTTTCAACTTCCCTCCATCAAACTTGGTGTTCATAATTACACCAACTTTTCGATTTGTGATAACATCAGGGTCACAAGCGGTAGGTCCATTTGGATGATACACTACAACGGGTTTGTGATTCCAAGATGCAGGTGTTTTCTCAAGTTCTTCTTTTGGATAATACAACGCTCCGCAAGAACCGTTGTGAACACCTTCCACAAGCATTACCATTGGAACGACAAGCCAATCCTTGTCTTCCATTCTATCATTTCTGACAGAAGGAGTGACATTGGATTTTAATGTGACGAGTTCGTTCTTGGCGTGTTTGAAATACTCGACTTTCTTCAATCGCTTCTCCGCCGCCTCTTTTGTATCATACCCTTCCTTCTTCCCCAAGTTCTTTCCCTCCTCTGATTCCACATACCACCTTCCATCTTTCTTCACAACTTTATTGACGGTCATTTCTGCCACCATTTCAGAATTAGCGACAAAAACCGTCTGATTCATTTTGGATTGCATCATCCAAACCTTTCCAAAAACAAATAGGCCTTATTCGTTTCTGCATTAGATGATAAGAGACAAAAATGATTCCGCAAGAAATGCTATAAAATGGAAGGGGTAAATAGATGGTGGAAGAAATCAAAAATGTAAATGGAGTGTATAGATGGAATTTGACGAAAAATCAAAAAAACACATGAATATAAGTGGTTTCCTCGTTATCCGTGTCCATGAAATATACACAAAATCCAGATGAAAAAATCCATGTTAAATTTTTTCTCATGCCAAAAGAAAAAGACCATTGCCAAGCAAGCAATGGTCTTCGCATGAAACGGCTACCAAGTATTGATCTTTGTGGGGGTCTATTTACATCCTGAAGGAAGCACAATCAAATCCAAAGCCCTCTGTAAATATCCCTCTACTAAATCCTTTCTTCCAGCTTTATTCTCACCTGCTGCACATCGCAACAATGTTTCCAAACTCCCATCCTCAATATAACACGCCTGATGATAGTAAACATAATCCAGCACAGCATCATCTACTGGATTAGAGGTCTTATTTGCCTTCTCAATCATAGGTTTGAACCCATTCTCCCACTCCCACTTTCTGCTCTTCTTCGCATGAATGGATGGTTTGTATTTACCCACAAAAATCTTCGCCAGGCGAATTACAGAGAATTTGATAACTCTCCATAATACTTTCTTCCCAACAAAGTTAAAAATCGGAGACATGATCGGTATAGCCATTTTTCTATTCTCCTTCAAGAATACAATAGTTCTTCAATTCTTCCGGAAAGAATGGATTTGATATTATCCCGAAATCCAGCAAACATAGCGACAACAGCACCGTTATTGACAACAACTATTTTTGGGACTCCCATGATTTGACATTCTTGAGAAACGGCAGGAGCCTTCTCTATATTGACTGTGCAAATCTTCACCTTATCTCCATATTCCTTCGCAAGTTCATCTAAAATAGGAAACAGAGATTTGCAAGAGACACACCAATCAGCAAAAAATTCCACAACTACAGGAACATCTGATTCATACACTTCACTTGTGAAATTGAGGTCTGTCAGACTTTTGAGATTAGTTCGACTGGACATAAACCCTCACTACGCACGCACGCGGTGTGGATCGACATAGCGATCCAGTTGCTATCCTTAGATAGCTTATGGGTCTGTTCATAATCCAAGTTATGATCCAGCCCGATAGGCATCACAGGTAGGCCTTGCAATAATCTACCTATCCAAGTAGGTGATTATTGTGCTTCTCCATTCGGAGACTTTTTATTAGCTTGTATAAGAGCTTCAAACTACAATAACCCGAAGGTTACTGATTGGACTCGAACCATCATTGATTCCCAAGATGAATCACAGTGCCGAACAGAAATCGAGTAAGCGACTGCATTTCAGAAGAATTTTCCGGCTGCACCCACTCTACACACATGGTGGGTTGAACTCTACGGCCCGGCGTCAATCTGGCTTCTGTTCCAATTATACCCAAAATATTATGATCTCCTCCAATCTCCCATCCAAAACCCCCAAAACCATAAAGCTCAAATGGAATGTCGTCTGGGACCGTTATCCAAGGCATAACCGTGGACAAAATTGCTTCATATGCAGCGTCCAGCCTAAAATTCACCTTCGGCCCAATCACAATATTATCCCAATGTCTATCCTCTACATAACTGCCAGACAGAACAAACACACCCACAGCACTATCTGCATCCGGTGTATACACAAAAGAAAGTTGTCCTGTATTGTGATCGAACATTCCCTGTGCTTCAAATGGCAGGTTAATTTTGTCGATCCATTCCACTTGACCGCTCGCCACGCTACATACCAAAAACATCAATACAAAAATTGCCATCTTCTTCATTTTCCATCTCCTAATTCATTTTGCTTCTACCCTTTTGTACCACTTTACACGTTTACAATGAAATTTGACCTTTGGAGAACGTCCTTTGCACCCATTCACAAATCTCTTACAATCATAGCAAAATTCATGGATTGGAGATGATCTTCTAACCTCCTTCCCAAAATCTGGAAATCGTGGACATTGACTCCATATCACAACAGAAGATTTCTCTTCTGAAAATGGCAAAGAATCGCGAGGCGTTTTGCTTCGCGATTCTCGGAGGAGGGGTGATGAAACAGCATCTTTGGAAACACGTCGCTTGTTTTTCCTCTTCTTCGTCTTCATATGGCGCCCCATCCACTTATCCTATCATCCCAAATCAAGCATCTATCTATATATTATCGTCAAAAAACAAGAATGACAGAAATTTTTTGAAGATTATTTTACACCTTTCATCATCTTTTCCGGAATCACGCCATTCCATGCACAACGGCAATTCGGATGAACCGGGATAACCCCTCTCGCATTATCTATTGTATACCGTTTCCCCTCCAGCGATCTACATATACTACACACAATTGAATCACCTGCTGTTTTCAACTCTACTTCTGCCATCACCTCTTCTATGCCCAAAATCTCAAATCCATCCAACTGCCCCTCTGCATGTGCATGGATGATTTCCGTTCTCGAAATTACCAATGCTCTATTTCTTGTCAATCCGCCAACAGACTGCACCATACGAGAAGCGATTTTCGTTGGATGATGTCCATGTGCCAACCCCTCCGCCAAAATCAATGACATCTGATTCGACATCTGATCCGTAACACCCTGCAACAGATTCAACGTCCTTGTCGCAAGCAATTCCACTTGTGACATCAATACAGGCGAAGCAAAGGCGTCTCTCAAAAACTGTGCCTTCGCTCCCCCCAACCACTTCACCCCTGAAAGCTCTTTCTTATGTGATTCTGTGTACGACCGTACCAATCCCTTTCTATATGCACTCTCTACATACTTCGCAGTCCACGGCCTCCCTTTTATTCCTCCCCCACTCACACTCAAAATTCCATCATCCACCATCTTCTTCAGCCATCTTCTAAACATCGCCACTTTTGCGGAACTTGTAGCGAAACGAAATGTATTTGTATCGATGTTTCCAGTAAATCCCTCCTTTCTATCTTTCCATCCCAACACATCCTCTTTCAAGAACAAATCCTTCACCGCTTTTTCAATTCTCCTAAACCTCCTCTTCATATCAGCTCCAAACTGCCTTCGCAAAAGAACAGTTCGGGATGGATCGATACTACGTTTCGTCTTCATTCCAGTCCTCGACTTTAGGAGCACATCGCTCTTGTCGTGTTAACCCTTCAAATTTTCGTATATGACCACAACCACCAACACAGGAGCATGGATGAGGTGTGTTTGCCAATTTGCCCAATCTTTTCTTCTCTGTCCAAGGGCATCCGAGCTCTGTATATTCCTTTTCTATTGGGCCAAACCAATACCATTTTCTCTTTTTCTGTAACGCACGATAAATCCTTCTTCGCCGTACAGACTTCATATCATCTTTCTCCATCATCTATCGATATTGATGATTTCCACGTTCCTTCCCAATATCTCTTTCTCCTTTTCTTCCTCCTTGCCCTTTTCCAATAATTCTGCAATCACCGGATGCTCTTTCAAAATATCACTCAACTTTTCCCCATCCATACTATTCATCCTCAATATCCTCTGCACTGAATTCCAAATCTTCCTTCTGTCTATCATCCATCTTTCCCTCACCCTCTTCTAAATCCAAAATCCCCTCCAACTCTCCCTCCATCCCTCTCACCCCATCTTCAAAAGCAACCGCTTCCGCCGATTCCTTTTTCAACACAGATACAAAGAAATCTTTTGGACTCATAAGAGCACTCACATTCCCCTGAACATACTTCGCCATCGCATCCACTTCTTTCACCGCTACCTCCACCACATCCTTATCCGTAAGCGCCTCTCTATCCGGCCAATCTACATAATAAGTTGCAGGCATCGGTAATACACCGTATGCAATGAAACGATCAATCCATGGACGAATCAGCATGGGTGTCAGATATTTATTCTGCCGCTTCATTATTCTTTCATTCCACGTCCTTTTATCCTGTGTCGAAGCAATCTTCGCCTGCTCTGCTCCCATGAAGACACGATAGGGGACACCGATAGAAAGTGAAATGGCTTTGAGTTGCATATCAATATGGCCGGATGGATCTGCAACTTGCGGTGCCAGCGGCTTAACCTGTACATTCTCCAACAGCAACGATCTATCCAACCCCGCAAAGTAGTCTGCAATATTCTCCTGCATCGCCTCCTTTGTTTCATCACT